ATGAAAAAAAACACATTTAAACTATCGATTTTATTCGCTATTGCTTTACCCGTTTTTATCCTCTGTGGCTCCTCAACAGCTGCTGCACAAACTACAACTGCAGGTGGGATAGCACCCGAAGCATCCGCGCGCCCTCCTCTTATTCCGCAAACGTTAACCAGTGCAGGAACAACACAAAATATAACAAAACAAGACGATGTTGAGCTAAAAATACTGAAAGAGAAAAATCTCCTAACGTCTGAATTTCAAAGCTCCATGATTTCAATAATAATCTGGTCACTCAGTGCAATTGTAAGCACAGTACTATTATTAGTAGGTGCAAGTTTATTCACCAACTTCAAACTACATGATAAAGACCTCCAAAGAGTCAAAGAAGATTACGATGCAAAAATCAAAATTTTTCAGGCCGAGATAGAAGCTCAACTCGCTGTCTCGAGCCGTGACGTTGCAGCAGCACAAGAAGTCAGAAGCCAGCAAGATCTGGATAGAATGCTAGATCAGACATCGCAAGTCAGATCTCACTTTGAGACCGTCAGGGCTTCGCTCGAAGGTAAGTATGACGAAGTGCTCAAAGCCACAAATAAATCTGAAATTGCCGTGAAAAGGCTAGATGAAAACTTGATTAATATTACCACTGAACTACGACGAGCCGAATCTTTAATCTGGGAGGTAAAAAAAGTACCCACTAACTTTTTAATAAGCTGCTTACAAGGCCTCGACGTAGCTCTGCTGGCAAAAAACGAATACGACATCGGCGATTTCATTGGAGAAATTAAAAAATCGCTTCAAGAGAATTTTATCGACGCGCAGCGAACGATAGACGAACAGATCTTGGAGTTTTTCGAAAGGCGCCTTAAAAAGCTTGCAGCGGTGAGGCCTGATGACGAAAAAGCAATTCGAGACCTGTTAGATCAATGCTCTGAAATTAGTAGTGAACCCTAGGTCGCTTGAGCAGCTAATATTTGGGAGTGAGCCGTTTTTTAATAGCAGCGTTTGGCTGAGAGACTTCTTTTTTAGGCTGCAGCCGCTCCCAAACACCACTCCCAACCATGCTTAACAGATGGCTATTTTTGGGCACTGCTTGCAACATGAAAGAGACCCTGAGCGTACGAAAGGTTCAAACCTTCAGCGGGGCTCACCGAAAACAAGTGCTTTTCTGATTTTCCCATGGAGGAATATTGATGCTGAACTCAGATCTGCTACCCCCTCTGATCTCAAAAATCTATGAAAACCAACTTGCTCTCGAAGCTTCTATTATGGAGCTCTCGAACTGGGTAGAGCAGCGAGGTTCCAAAGACACCGCCGAAAACATACGCGGCGCGCTGAACACTATTGATGAGAACGAAGAGTTCATTAAATTGACCCTGGCGGTCCTTCTAGCGCCTGACTGACGCACCTCAGGGACTACCTCGCTCACTTTAGCAATCTGGTTAGCGAACTTTATCCAACGACCGAATTGAAAGAAATAGGGTTTGAGGCCCCTCGACTCGCCATTTTGTTTAACGATGGCGATGAAGACCTTCCAGCAAAAAATACCATTTAAAAATCAGCAACTTATATTACTCATGTATTGTTTTTTGTACATCAATGGCTAGTTTTGGCTCAGCTATGCTAGCTTAATGACAGTATTTTTTAGCAGCCGGGGAAGGGATGCAATGTTCAATTTATTAGTGAGGGCGGGCGGTTGGGGCGAGCGCAGAGACGAGGTTTCTGTAGGGCGCATCTACATTACTGCCGAACAAGAACCCCTCCTTAAGCCGGGAGGGGTCCTCAATCTGACTATTCTAAAATCAATTCCGGCAATTTTTGCCGAAGAGACGAACCATGATGACCCCAACCAGGTAGCAAGGGTTGGACAAATAAGCGATGCACAATTTATTGGCCAAAGCGTAGCTATTGAATATCGATACGACCCCAACGTACCACCGATCCCTCAAGCTGACTTAGTGGCCTTGGCCCCTGCCCTTGGAATTCACATACCAAGAAGAGGATTTGGTCCGTTTGAACACAGCCACTGGGCCGTTAAAGGCACCGACCTATTTCGAGTGCTGATGACCGAATGGCGTCGCCCCGTACGCAAGCCGAGCGTTTTCCAACTGGACGACCATCAACATGTCGATTCCGACCTGCTGTCAGCGATGATGCCGTTTTCTGGTTTCAATTCGGTGTGGGAAGCAATTCAACGCGCAACTGAAGCAAATGGGATGCGCTGGGATAGAGCAGATAACCGATGGGACCATTCTGCAATCATCCAAGACGTTGTTGCGCTTATAGATCAGGCCGCTATTGTAGTATGTGACTGCTCCGGAAAAAATGCGAATGTATTCTATGAAATGGGAATAGCGCATTCACTGGGAAAAGAAGTGATTATCATAACTCAGAATGCTGCAGATATCCCATTTGATATTGCTCACCTTCGCCATATTCGCTATCTCCCTAACGGAGAGGGAATTGAGCAACTCGAGCGTGATCTCACGACGAGAATACGCAACATACGAGAGAGGTAACGACATACAGCCCCTTGACTTCCCTCATTGAATCCCGACACGCCATATCGATCGGCTCTGTTGTAAAGAGCAATATCAACATGCAAATCAAGTCTGCAAACCAATATGCACGCCAGCAAATCTTGCTTAAAATTTCGACGAGATAGTGCTTATTTCAAAAAACCAAGTCGGGATAATGGAGTTAGTTTTTGACAGAAATATTTTCTACTTTATCGATATTTATTGGCAAATGGCGTGATAGCCTTTTCACTACCTTCACAGCATGGAAAGCCGGACAATGCTTACTAACCAGCAGATCGATGACGCGATAAAGGCGGCCCCTTATACGTCGGGCGAAAAAGGGCTTCATGAACACCGCGACTGCGTGCGCTTTGCTTATGAATGGCTTGATGCGCAGACGAAAACGAAAAATGTGCAAAGAAAGCCATATGATCTAAAACATCTGATTCAGCGGTGGGCTGGTCGATACGTTTCGAGTTCCGACGTAGAGATAGCTGCATACCTACACCCCGAAATTCATGGTCACTACCCCTATTTCAATATCAGCTCAAGACTCATAAGCCCATCCATAAGCCGAATATCGAATCTCGCAGAAACCTACACCCAGACTAAAGGTGAACACCACGACTTGGCCAGGTATTCCCGAACCGAGAAGCCGACCCATTAAGACACCTGACGTATCGGCAAGCTCGACACACAATCAATCCTAGGATCCTAATGCTGCAACCTGAAAAGGTTGCAGCAAGCCTCAAGTGAGCTGGTGGTGATCTACACGGTGTTGCAAAGCGCATGCTAGCAGCAGGTGATGACCAAACCGCCAGCGACCTCATGGCGATAGCATGCTTCCTTCAACAAGCCGAAGACAAGCATCACAGGCACGCGGAAAGATGGCCGACAGCGTTAGGACTTAGGAGTGACGAGCAGGCACCGGCGAGGGTTGAGGTATGATGAGGTTTTGAGCGTGCTTGAGAAGCTTACAAACGAAAATAACCTTACAAAAGCTGGATTAACCTTGACGAAAACTAAAAAAAAATAGACATTCGACACAAATTTTAAGGTTTTTTGTCAAATGTCACAGAATATAGCCGTTGCAGAAAATGACCTTTTAGGCTTGATAGAAGGAGCTCTGAACGCCGATTACACGGTTGTCAGACAGGTCTGCAGTAGGATCGCGAAAGACTGCATGACAGCCTCCCCAGAGGTGAGTAAGCGTATAAAGCTCGCAACAAGGCGCAACGGAGTTCCACTTCGCGCCGCTGGCTACTCTGAGTCCCTACCTGTAGATCCAAAATCTAGAGGTGTGCTTGTTGAGGAGCTACCTTGGCCAACATCGCCAATATTTCTCAACAGCACGCTGAAGCATACTTTCGACTCGTTCATTGCGAGCGTGAAAAAATATGATCTTTTGGCCAAGCACGGTTTGTCAGGGCGCATGAATCTGCTCATGGCAGGTCCTCCTGGAACGGGAAAGACGTTAGTGGCTGGGCATATTGCTGCAGCATTATCCATGCCTCTATACGTTGTTCGTTTAGATTCACTCATGTCTTCTTTACTAGGTGACACCGCAAAAAACATTCGTAGCGTATTTGACTTCATACCTCAGAAAAATGGGATAATATTTCTGGATGAGTTTGATGCTATTGGAAAGCTTCGCAATGACACTCATGAACTAGGCGAATTAAAAAGAGTTGTCAACACACTCATTCAGTCAATTGACTCACTCGATGATCGGGCCATCGTTATTGCTGCAACCAATCACTCCGAACTCCTCGATCGCGCTATATGGCGGCGCTTCCCGTATAGAATGAACTTTGGCACACCTGACGAGGATCTGCGTAAACATCTTTGGAATTACTTCCTTTTTTGCGACATCGGAGATCCGTGCACTATTTGCGCGCTTGCAAAAATTTCCGCAAGGCTCAGTGGGGCGGATATAGAGTCGATATCACTCGCAGCTCGGCGCCATGCAGTAATTACTGACTCGGCAGTTGATCTGCATCAAGTAGCAAAAGATGTTCTTCAGCCGCAGATTGACGCTGAGACAACTGACAAGAAGACAATGTGTAACTTACTGCATAGAACCTACCACTTAAATCAAACAGAAATACTTACTTTGATTAAAGTCAGCCGACAAACTTTATCTACGTATCTAAAGGACTAGCTAGATGCCTGCAAAGCCGATTATCAACCCGATTGTAATATTCCTAAAAAAACCTACTCCTAAAGGAGTGACTGGCGGAGGAAAAAATGCCAAGGGAATAAAAAAAGACAGCTTGCAGGAAAAAAGGGAAAACCTCTCAAAACACCTTATAAATATCGACGCCCGCGACTTAAGTGACGTAACTTTCTCAGGAGTTACACATCTAATTGCAAAGATGGATGATGATGCTCTATCACCAACTTGGACGCCCACAGACCTATTCGACTCTAGAGTTGGATGCCGGCTAATCTCCCCGGGATATAAAGGTTTTATTATAGAGATAAACCGCAAAAACCTAGCAGATCTTTCTAAGCACATCAAAAGTTCCACCAACATAAAAGACCAAGTAGACATATCAAGAATTTCAAAAATTGAAATCTTCGATGAGCTGGAAACTTTTCGCGGGTCAAGCCAGGAAGACTTATGGTCTGCAGTATGCGTCGCAGGCTCAGCGAATATATGGCTAAAACCCTTTAAAAATACTTTAGCCCGTAAGGCTCTTGCTTTAAAAATCAAGGAGTTGCTAAATAAAGAAAAGTATATTTTAGGTCATCCGGAGTATGATAGCCCGCCTAGCGCCAACATCATGAATTACAATGCAATCGATGAGCTCATCGAAGCATACATAGATAGGGGTAATGCTGCGTTCTCTTTACAGTTTTCTTCTAAAGAAGCATTTCAAAATCTGGTTGCATCCGGAACAGTTTATCGTATCGAACCTGCTCCACAGGTTACAGTTTCGCAAAATCCTGGCGTAGGTTCGGAACCTTCACCCAAAAAGATACTATCTGACTCTCCAACAGTTGTGATTATTGATGGGGGCGTCAATGCGCCAAGCTACCTACATCTCGAAAAAATCAGCATACTTCCACTTGTCGATAACAGTAATGCCAATTTGATACACGGCAACAAAGTTGCCTCCCTCGTATGCCACGCATACGCCTGGAACAATCAGAGGCCGCTACCAGAACTCGATTGCACTTATATCTCGGCACAAGTTATATGTAAGGATAGCGTACCTAAGACACCCAACCACCATCAACTTTTACGATATTTAGAAGACGTCGCGCAGAAAACTGCAGGGTACGCAAAAGTATGGAACCTATCATTTAATACTGTTGCATCCTTAACCTCAACCGAAGAGGTCAGCTTACTCGGCCATAGACTGAGCAAGTTAGCTAGGAAGTACAACATCTTGCCAGTTATTTCTGCAGGAAATCGAGATCACAATCCTACGACTGGTATTCTCTGCCCGCCAGCAGACTGTGAAGCCTCACTATCAATTAGTGGAAGGCAGTTCAACGAACAGACAAAAAAACCAGGTGAGAAGTGCTTAAACAGCCTTAAAGGTCCAGCTCCAGCAGGCATGAAAAAACCTGATTTGGCTTGGTACTCTGAACTCAGAGTACTAGGTGGTCGTAGCGAAATAGGTACAAGTTTCAGTACCCCACTTGTATCATCACTTGCGGCACACACCTTTTCAAATGTCAAAAATGCTACTCCGGATTTAGTAAGGGCCCTCCTTATTAATCGTGCGGAACTATACTCACACAGCAACGGCCTCGGATGGGGCACCCCCTGGGAAGAGAATAAGCTCCCCTGGCACTGCCCTCCAGGAGATATTACCATGGTGTGGTCTGCTGAGCTTAAGCCAGGCTATTGGTATTACTGGACTGATATTCCGATCCCACCAGAATTTATCAAAAATGGTAAATTCGTAGGCACCGTGGTTCTAACTGCGGTTTTGGAGCCCTTAGTTTCTGATATGGTTGGTGAAAATTATTTTTCATCCAGAGTCCAAACGGCCCTTCAGGCCAAGTCAGAAAAAGGCGCTACAATTAACCTAGCTGGCTCTATGAAAGAAGATAAAGAGAAAGAAGCAACCGCCAGATCGGAACTCGCTAAATGGAGCCCAGTTAGAAACCATTGCAAGCTCCACACTCGAACCGGGATATCAGGCACAACGATGAGGCTTAATGCCAGAATATTTGCAAGAGACTTATATCAATTCGATGTCAATCATCATTCGGAACTACCAGCTCAAAAGGTGTCTTTTGTTTTAACGTTGAGATCGTCAGACAAGAGCGACTCAGTCTATGACTCGGCAGTACGAGCTATGGCCGCAGATATTGAAAGCGCAGTGATAGATCAAGACATTCAGATTAGTTTGTAGTCTATTCCAATTGGCCCGGCCATGCGCCGGGCTTCCCTGCCTGTTAAACACCTTAATCTTCTTCATGCGTGACTCGTGGGTGACTCTTTGTTTTGTCAGAGTCTAGCTGTACCCAAAGACGGAATTATTTACGGAGCGGGCAAAGTAGTAGGTGTGGAAGATGACGTATTCTACGTGACAGCTTCTTTTTACCTCGGAACTGAGACTTCTTTTGCGTAGGCCTGACAGGCACGCAATGCGATCAATCCTTGGTCGCCGGCGTCGGTAATCCCAATAATTCGTTGAGCATACGCTGGGTCAAGTTGGGCTCGATGGCCTCCATGAACCACGCCGACGGCGCTGGAGGTGGGAGACACTCTGCAGCCACTGGCTGAATCCTCAGAGAGGAGGACTGACAGCCGCAGATCAGAAGTGGCAAGACGGTCACGCAGAAGATTCTGGGTGCGCTGGACATCGGATAACTCCTTTAAGTGTTGTTGGTCAAATTTGGCCAGGGTCTGCTCCGATGCCAAGCGCCTGCCTTGTTCGATTTGCTGCTGGCGTAGCGCAACTTGAGTTAAGTTGTTCAAATCGTCGGCCTGAAGCTTCGCCTGGTACTCAAGCTGTCCGGTGTAACGCCAGACTTGCACCCGCCAGGCTGTGCCAAACGCGACAACCATTGCCAGCCCGAGGATCACCACCTTCTGCAATGTCGTGAGCATGTATCGCCCTCCAAGTGGTGCGGATGGATATCGACCCGAACCAATATGGTTAATGTAATATGCAAAATATTCATGACAGGAGCCCGCCCACCAAACGGTACTCGTGGAGTAGGTCGTGAAGTCGATGCTCACGCTGGCCATAGCCCGCCCCGGGCAGGCTTGCCCAGATGTTCCGGCACTTTGCAATCGCGGGTTCAATCCAGCCTGCATGCACTTCCGGTAGCGCGCGGCATTCGCGGATGTGCTGCAGAGCCAACAGGTCCTGGCTGATCGGGCTGAAGTCAGGCAGGGCCAAAAGCGTTCGGTAATACGGCCAATCCTTCAGCATCTGCTGGTATCGGCCCGAGGCATTAGATGTCAGGCCCTTGCTGTTGATGGCCTTCGAGCGGCGCCCCTTTGCGAAGGGGTGATCACTGAAATCTGTGAAGACCTCAGGCTTCCTGTCGATGCCCGTCACGATGACGTCGTAGCCATCCAGGGCAGTGGCCGGCGATGTGCTGGTCCCCTCGGACCAAGCGAGCATGTCGAGGAAGGCCAATGCATTACGGCTGCCTGCCTGGGTGGTCGAAAGTTGTGCCATAGCCTTTTCTCCAGACGAAAAAAACCCGCACAACGGCGGGATCAGAGGTAAAAACCAACTCAATCGACTGAGATGGATATGGTGCTGTATTCAAACGAATTGGGCAGAAAACCCGCGACAATAAGAAGTTCCGCCCCGTTATTAATTGACAGCCTTTGCGGTGGGGCACATCGCTATCATCTGCGCCAAATTTCGCTACGAAGGAACGCGTTAATGGTTCAGAGGCCCGCCAAAACTACCAATCACCACGGATGGGTTTGGGTCTACAAAAAAATCAGACGCTTTGGATTCTCTCGGTTTACTGCTTGTTACAGAGCAACCCGTTACGTTCTCACAGGAGATACAGGAACTTTCCGATTCAAAAATGGCTGGGAAAAATTCCGCTTCCGCCGCTAATTACGGGTGGTGGTGGACTTGAGGTTTACCTAACCAACTATGGGAAGGTCGACGGCGCCGTAAAGGTGTCACCAGCAAACCGGCCACCTGCCGCGAAAGCGGCATCCCATAGCGCCTTGTCGAGGGCATCAACGTCTGCATAGGTTCGCCCCGACACCGTTAGATCCTCGCAGTAGCCGCGATAGAAGATGTCCGAGGGGCATTGATTGGTCAGCGCCGAACCAGATCCACCATTACCGAAAATAATGCTCCCGGCCGCTGCCGCAACCGTATCACCGCTCCCCGCAGACGCTCGCATCGAGGAGTACCGGTTGGCCACGGCGTTGGCACCGCCGACGACGTTGTAAAGCCCGGAAGCCTTGCCTGTGTTTCCGGCACCACTCATGTACCCCAGGAAGTTGCCGCCGCTACCGATCTCCATGTACCGGTGACCGGTTGCGAGTGCTGCACGTGTCCGGTGAGCCCATACTGAGAAATAGAACAGGTGGGTCTTGTTAGCGATGATGTAGTCGCGGATCGCAGCTGCGACATTGATCTGTGAACCATGGCCACTCACCGTGTTGTTAACCTGGCTGTAAATGGCGTGCAGGCCCTTCTTGGGCGTCCGCTCGAACAGAGCGTCAGCTGCGACCGCGTTGCTGCTGAACACCCCGGCCAAGCTGCTCTCAGTGCCAGCGCCGAGCACCGCTGCCGCTTCGGCGTAAGCGATGTTGGGAATGGAGGCTCCAGCTGCCGGCACTCCGCTAACACCACCCAAGCTATGCCCCAAGTCGAACAGATACAGCGACCCCGCACTCAGCAACGCATCGGAGCGCAGAATGGGCAACGTCGTATCGGTAAAGGTGATGCCATCCAGTACGGTTTTTTGTCCGGCCATTACCAGGACCTCCGGTTAATTTCATAGGCAATGCGACGGGCGATATGCCCGTTGCTGATCGTGGTGTTGTGAATGATGTCCAGCCGCAGCGAACGCGGAACCACGCCCTTGGCCACGTCGTCCAGATCGTCGGCGCTGCCGTCGTTGAACTGCATGAGCCACTCGCGGATCTTGATCACGCGATCGCCGTACTCGGCGGTGGCCCAATCCTCCAGCGCGACACAATTGTTGTAGGTGGCTGTACCAACACCCTCCCCTGTTGAAGTACCCGGTGTCGGGTTGCCGCCAAGCGGCGGCGTGATGATCAGGTAGCGTTTTTCAACGGTTTTCTGCACAGCAACCATGGCCCGAATGTCGACCTTGATCTGCTCGATGTTGTCGAGGTTGTTGCGACCCATCCAGATAATCTCTGTGTAAAACCCGTCACCGGGCACGTCGGGTACAAACGGCGACTTGGGCGCGCTGTATCGGGCGTCTCCGGCAGCATCCCGAGTAAAGGTGTAAACGTCCGAGGAGTCCCCTGTCTCACTGTGCGTGCACGTCAGCGTCCCGTGGATGCCGCCCAAGGTACCTGTCAACGTGTAGGTGCCGGAATTGGTCGCGGGCGTGGACAGCAATAAGGTGCTCAACGCTGTAACCGTCACTGAGCCCGACGCCGGGATCTGGTTGTCCGTGACGGTCAGCAGTGCGGTACCAGCACCGAAACGCGCGGCGATCTGGCGAGACGTCTGGCCGCCAATGCCGCCATTCACAATGGTCCGCGCACTGATCAGTGGCGCCAGTTGCTCCCGCCAGGTGACCTGGCTGCTATTGGCTGTCAGGGAATCCCCTACACAAAGCAGGTCGTGAACCGGTTTGAGGTACTCAATCCCTGTGACATCGGGGATATGAATATCAAAGTTACCCACCGTTTTGCCGGCGGTGGTGATGCCCAGCGCAATGCGGCCAACCGCATCGACGACGGCCCAGACATAGCCGGACTCTGGACTCAGTTGAATGGCAATGAAGCCCGACAGATCGGCCCCCAGCGCTTTGCGAGGTACGGCACCGGTGCCGAGCAAGAATTTCCCGGTAACGGTACCGTCCACTCGAAGAGCCAGACCAATCCGGCCCAGGGTATCGATCACTGCCCACGCGTATCCCGACTGAGGGTCCAACGCCTTGGCGATGAATCCGTCGAGGTCGAGCTTCAGCGTGCTGCGATCGACGGTGCCGTCGCGCAGCATGAACTTACCCACGAGTGAACCATCCACCCGGCACCCCAACGCCATGCGCCCAACCGAGTCGACCAGCGCCCAGGTGTAACCGGACTCTACGGCCAATCGAACAAAGCGCAGCTCCAAGCCGTTAAACGTGCCGCTCTCTACCGCAGCGGTGCGCACGTCTATCTCTGCGATGTAACCCACTGACGGATCATCGGAGACGTGCCTGGCCTCCGTGGCACTGACCCGCACATACAGGCTGCGCGATATATCTGGCGAGGTGGGTTCGACGTAAAAAGACTGGCCGTCGACCGTCGCCAGAAGACCTGCAGCGACAGTGGCGTGCACTTTTCCATCGACCATATCGCGGTTGAGACGGTCAATTTCCGCATTGATCATATCTACCGGATCACTGGTACCGATGCCCTGCAGCAGCGGCGCTCGGTACCCCGCATAGCCGATCTGAATATCGATGCGAGCCGCTGTGGTGTAGAAGAACACCCGCGCACTGGCATCGGCATGCATGGGGTTGGCCAGGACAACGGTCGCCGCTGCATCGGAAAACAGCGGCGCCAACGTCTCACTCCCGGAGACAAGCACGCTCACCGTTGCTCCGGGCAATAGCACGCCGTCTTCAGCCCTTGCGGCAAAGAATTGAATAGGTTGCATGATGAGTCTCTATCAGGTGTTGAAGGTGATCGCCGGGGCGAAGTTGAGTTGACTGCGTACGCTGCTCCAGGTGTCGTACGCTGCAGCGCAGAGGTAATACGTGGTGTCTGGCGTCAGTCCCGTGATCTGCCCAATGCGTGATACGCCTTGATAGCCAACCGTTCCTGCAGTTGCCGGATCAAAGTCCTCATCTGTCGAATACACAAACACATAACCAGCCGCGTCTGCAGCTGCACTGGCCGCGCAACTGACATCCGCGGTGGTGGTGCCAGTGACCGTGGCGACGGTTCCCGTAGCGGGCGCCGGCGCCGTATTGGTGACCAACAACGACACCAACTGAGCCTGGCCTGCAGCGTTGCGCTCGATGACCTCCACCCGATAGCTGCGAATGAGCGCTCCATCCACTAGCGCATCTTCACGTTGGTACGTGAATGCCGTGCTGGTGGTCGCCACCTCTCGCAGCAGGGCATTGCTGCCGGCGTGACGAACGCGTACCAAGCGATCCTCGGCACGAGCACCCGCCACCCAGCTGACGGTGAAGTACGGCGCCTCAAAGGCACCGACCAAGGCGAGGTTTTGCGCGGTATCAGGCGCTACCCGGGCCGGTGATAACGTGACGCTGTAGGCCGTGACATCCGCCAGATCCTCAAGCGCTCGACCAAACACGTTAAATGAGCGGAACTTGACCCAAACAGTCTTGCCGACCTGGTCGGACGTGTAGCTGTACTTCCAGACCGCATCATCCAACCGCACAAAGGGTGAGCCCGCCGAGTGGCTGGACACCGATGTGCTAAGGCGCCCGCGTCGCAGATAGCTCAGCTCATAGCCTCCGATGCCCGTGAGCACCGCGTCGCGGTAACTCAAGAGCTCGCCTGCCACCCAACACAGCGTGGCGCCACTGTCCGCCTCGGCGGTCGTGGCGGCCGCCAGTTCGGTCGCTGCTGCCAGTTGCACCGACAAGGTATTGACCGTATCGGGATCGCTTCCAGCGGCCAGCGCCATCGTCAGTTGCCCCATACGCGCCCTGCCGTAAATCGTCTCCGCTAACCGGTAGCTGTCGCCATCAGCGCTGATCCAGATCTCACAACCGCCCCAGGCCTCACCCACACCGGCAACACCGCCCCAGATCTGCAATGTGCCAGCGGGCAGCAAGCTCTCGGGCGGGTTGAACATGATGGGCGCTAGGACAGGACCAGGCGCAACGTTCTGATTGCCCTGATAACCGCTCTTGCTCTGCACCGGATAATTCGGAGCACTGCCGACGCCCAGCAACGCATCCTCGGCCACGATCGCCAACTTACCCAGCTCGTCCTCCTCGACCGAAATCAGCCGGACTAGGCGCTGGTGCAGGTTCAACCCTGGATCAGTGATCGTCACCAGGTCCATAGGCTCAAGGAGCACGTGCTGCCAGCCGAGGGAGAACTCATATTCATTACGCACGTACAGCTTGCGCTGCACTAACAACTGCGCCGCATGCGCGCCGATGGCGATATTGCAGATCTCGTATGCCTTGATGGTGTCCATCGGCTTGGAGCCAAACTGCTCAATGGCAGCCTGATCAGGCGCACGCACCACGTCGGTGTTGTACTCGTGATCGCGATCGAGGATCTCCAGCGACACTTCGTTGTAGCTGTCGGCCTGGCTCTTGATTTTGAGCGAGACCGGAGGCTCACCGTCCTCTGAAAGGAAATCGTCATCGGTCAGATCCGCCACTGGCGTGATGTTCGGAAACCACGTCACGCCGTTACCGGTGACGGCCTGGTCGCCGTAGGGGATCACCTTGAGTTGACCAGCAGACCACACCATCTCGCTGTTGGTCAGTTGCAACCAACGCGTGATCGCCTCATTCGCCGGCGCCTGCTCGTCGAGCACCGGACTCAAGAGTAAGTTTTCCGCCAAGCAATAGTTGCGGTAGTTCGACATGTCCGCGACCCATGCCGGGGTAAAACCGATTCCGTCCAATGGATCGAGCAACAACCCGGGCAGGAAGTCGCCTGGATTGGCATCCGGCAACCCGGGCACCTGATAACGCCCGTCCACCTCAAAGGTATGATTCTGGACGCCGGCGTTGTCGTTGAGCAGGTACCTGCTGGAAAACACGTAGGCCGTATCGGAGTAGGCAATGGCCTCAGCCGGGTGGCGAGTCTGAAGAAACCCCCACACGGCCTGATCATGAGTGCCGTTGGCGTAGTTCAAGCCAATTTGCGCCAGTGAGGAAAACACCTCTTTGTCACGAAATACGCGGTGAATCGCACCCAGCGGGCCTCGCCCGACGGCCAAAATGATCGCCGCGTAGTAGGTGTAGGTCGTGTCTTTTTGGGTGGCCCCGCCGCCGCCTTTACCCCCCGACTTTTTCGTCGTGGTTTTGGCGACCGCTTCGAAGTCACTGTAATAAATGAGGTTAGGGCTGATGCGATTACGGCCGGCGATCCAGGCGATCGGTCTGCCACTCGCACTGCTCTGGATCTGCAGCGCGTTGATACGTGTCGCACTGTTGGAAATGGTACTACTGCTGCCCCCCATCGCTGACTCCATATCGGTTAAGTGTGTAATAACGCACGGTGTGGCTGGAGAGCCGCTCCTCGCGCATGTCTGCAAACTCGACGCCGATGTCCCGATAGGCGTGAATGATGCGGTGCTCATCGACCACCACCGCGCCATGGCTGAAGGTGCGGCCGAATTTCCAGACCGCGACATCGCCACGCTGTGGCGTATCGATCTGCCGGCCATACAACTCCAGCCAGCCCAGATAACGCTCCTCACTGCGATGCAGGTGCCAGTCCTGGGCATAAGCCCCGGGATCGATCGAGGGAATCAACCCGGCGGCGTGATACACCTCAATCAGCAACCAGGCGCAGTCAACACCAACACCCAGCAGGTGCTGCCGGTGCTGGTACGGCGTGCGTAACCAGAGCTCAGCCTGCGTGACCACGGCATCACGCTGCAGCACTTCGAACGGGCTCATACCGATGTCTCCGCGACGGGAATGAACGGCATCCCTCGGTACCGCGCTCGGTTTCCGAATTTGTTGGTGCAGGCATCCAGCGTCCGTGGGCAACCCGGGTAAATCAGAAACTGATCACCCGCCACTGGCACACCTGGCAGTCCCAGGATCATCGTCACAGCGCCATCTGCCGTGAAACGGCGTACGGTTCTTGTCACACCTGCATTGGCACCGTTCACAAAACGAATCACGCCCTGGTCGAACCAGCCCTGGGTGGCGGGCACATTGGAGTTCACGCGCAGGGCCGTGCTGCCGCCCTGGACCACACCCACGGTTTCAAACAGGGCACGGTTCACCCCGCAATCGGCGCTGTACACCATGCGCAGGCACGAGGGCTGATAAACGCCCCGGGGCACCTTGGTATCCAGCAGCTCGATCGGCGACTTCACTGTCACCGTCGCCTGCTCGCGATCGGCAGGATCCACCTCCGCGACACGCCCGATAAAACGTGTGACCGTGCCCACCACGGGCGACCGCCAGTCCGCCATAAACGCACGGACGAGATTCAGGGTGGCCCCGTCAAAACCGCCGCCGGCAATGAATGGCAGCAAGGGCTCGCCGAACACGGTGTCGTCCATGCCGGCGGTAAAGGTCACGTTCAACGTGTCGACCTCAATCCCGCGCACCGCACGCACGCCGGTGCGCTTGATCAGCGGCCCGCTGGCCGAGTAGTTCTGTCCCGCATAGAAGATCTGCAAACCCGCATCGGTGTAACGCAGCACCTGGCCGCTGGCCAGGGCAATCGTGTACAGATCCGCCATGACGAAACTGCGCGCCGTGGCCAGAAAGGCTTTCAGTTCAGGTGTGGCATCGATCATGGTTTGATACTCGTGAACGCGATGTTTTTGAGCTCCCAGATCGCGCGATAAGGCTGAGCCCCGTCGAGCGAATCGGCCTCGAAAGCACAGCGAAAATAAAACGCTCCACTCCAAACCAGCGCCGCATTGATGGGCGGGGCCACCGTAAAGGTGATCCGCCCCAGCTCATCCACAGTGAAGGCTGAAATAGGAGCACCACTGACAGTGACGACATCCACATTGACGACGCCGTACACCGGCTCCACCCAGTGACCGATCTCCCGGGAAAGCTGAAATGTTCGCGTGGCGCCATCACCGGTGCCAAAGCGCTGAAGCGTTACAAGGTGATCGCTACGATCAAAGAACAGGAACTCACCGAATTGCCCTTTGCGCTGATTGAAGAACTCAATCAGCCTCGACCACTCATCCAACCCGGGGCGCTTGCGGACGGCGTTGTAACTCAGCTGGAAAGACCACAGCGGCGCCGGGTAGTAAGCCGTTGTCCGGCGTCGACCACTGGCAGCTTTCTGCACACCGGTACTCCACTCAGGTGCCTTTTTTGAAAGCAGGGTTTGCCCGGGAAGGCGCGGCAGAACGCCTACAACCGCCGCGCCCATATCGGGGTAACTGGCGATCCAGCGCGCCGGCCAAAAAGGTCCTAACGACATCTCGCCCCCTAAGTTTTGATGGCGCCGTTGCGCCGCATTTTTTGCATTTCCTCGGCCAGCACCCGGGCACCACGCCGAATATCAGCAGGTGACATCCGGCCGCTGCTGTCGTGGTAGTGATAGCTGTTGCCAGCACCGCCCAACTGCCCTTCCCCACTGGCTGCCTGGCGGATGACATTGGCGTATTGCTTGGGCAGCACCATTTCCTGCTCGTGGAGTTGCGTCATGGGGTTGGTACCGGCAGGGATGTCATAGCCGCCCTCGGCCGAGGCGACGTTTTTCACCAGGCCAAATACGAATGCGCCGGCAGCCACTGCAGCCGCCGCGCCGAGGATCGGTCCAATGATCGGAATGGCCGACATGGCTGCAAAGGCACCGGCCATGGCCTGCCAGGCACTGGCAATGATGTTTTTGATCGTGGCTGCGCCCCAGATCGCTACGGACATAGCCGCACCGCCTGCCTCTGCAGCCGTTCGAACGCCAACACCCACTACCGTCGCACCGGTTTTAGCCGTCTCACCGAACATCCAGGCCATCAACGGCTTGGTGACCATGTTCTCAACGAACGCGGTCCCGATGCTGGTGAAGATCCCGCGTAACAGGCCCTGGGTGCTCATGGTGCCGCTGATGATCCCGGTAAGCCCGCTCGACCAGCTGGTACGCAGACTATCGACCATGTCCGTCCAGTTGCTCTGCGACTCGAAGGTTTGCTGCCTGCCAATCACCGCCATGCTGTTGCGGTGGGTTTGCTCCAGCGCCAGGATCTGCTGCTGGACCTGCTGCAGGGCGACCGGGTTGCGGTCAGGATCCTGCTCCAGCAGCGCTTTACGATCAGCCAATGCCTGGGCTTCGATCGCATACCGTTGCTTTTCGAACTCGGCCTGGGCTTGCAGCAGCTGGCCTTGGGTGATCAGGTTGGCCTGCAGATCCAGCTGGGCCATCTGTTCGGCATGGGTAACATCGGTAAGCCGCGCCTGCTGATCGGCAGCCAGCTGCTGCTGTTTCATGTTGGTGATTTGCTGCTGCTTTTCGCGCTCGACAGCAACCACCTCAGCCGCAGCCTTGCGGTATTCCTGGCTGTCCTGGCCATAAAGTTGCCGGCTGCGCTCCAGGGTCTGCTGAGCGATCTGCAGGCGCGCGTCCATATTGTTGCGGTACTGCTGCGCCTGGGCCTGCAGATCGGCAAAGGCTTGGCCCTCGTCCTGCCGGCGCAACGCATTCAATGACGCCAGGTAATTGCGCTGAACGCTCAACCGTTCGGCCGCGCTCAAATCCGTACGTTTGAGAATGCCCTGCCAGTACTGCATTTCCTGCTGCTCGGAGAACTGCAGGAAGGTGCCCTGCTCGGCCTGCTGTTGGGCGTGAGCGACCTTCTGCGCGTCCAATGCTTCTGCCCACTCACTGACCCGTGACGTGGCCTTCGTCGGCGCACTTACCGGGTCATCCGCTTTTTTAGGGGGAGTTGTGGACTCAACTACTTTTTTCCGATGCTCGACAGCTGCAGCGTATGCCTGCTCCAGCTTGGTCAACCGGGCGACTTCAACGCCGTAAGCGGTCGGACTTGTCCTGCCCTGCTGTGGTGCTTTGGTCAGGGCTGTATTACCGGTCGCGGCCATCTCCGCCACTTTGCGCCGCTGCTCTTCGATGCGAGCGGAACGGGAGCGCATACCCGCGTCGACCTCCTCCAGTTTATTGGACACCAACTGCATGTTTTCCAGCAGCAGGCGCTCTTCGACCAGCGTGGCCTCCAGTTGGGCCTTGCCACCCCCACCGCGCGGACCGGCAATGACGGTCCCTAACATCGCTTCGTAACGCGCGACGTTCGCTGCCACCTCATCAACGGTAAGACCGACTCCCGTCATGCCTTTCAATAGGTTGTTGAACCAACTGGCGGTCTCCGACAGCCGCTTGTTCAGGCTGATGAAGACAGGCTCAAGAATGGTGCCGATGGTGACCTGTAGCTGGTTGCTTTTGGAGTCAAGCTCGGCCTGGCTGCCGGTCAATCCATCTGCCGCTTTGGCAGCATTACCGACCTGGGCCTCGGTCTCTTTCATGATGCCGTTGTATTCGGCCGTGATCTTTTGCGAGTCCGACAACTTGTCACGACTGGTGCCGATGCTCTTGGCGTATTCGTCCCACATTTTGGCGACGTTTTTCGTAACACCAGCGTTATCCACCAGCACCGAGTTTTCGTTTTTCAAGCCCTCGGTGGCCGACACCACAGCTTCCGACATGCTGAGATTGGCCTGCCGGTTGAATGCTGCAGCGTCTTTCAGGCGATTGATCACCGCCACCGCCTGGTCGACGTTGTAGCCACGGCTGAGCAGGTTTTGCAGGGCTTTGGCCGCGTCACCGACGCTGAGCAAGCCATCGGACGCGAGCTTGTTGGCCTCATCCATGGCTCGGCCAATACCGACGCCGGCATGATTGGCCACCGCTTCCAGGCCACGGTATGCAGCCTCCTGTTGGATCGCCGCGTCCTTGCTATCGCTAACGATCTGACCAAGCTTGAAAGCGCCCAGACCGAACACACCCGCAATGCCTGCCGCCACGCCACCGAGGCCCGAGCGCATGATGGTGCTGACGCCGGAGAACGCCTCATTCACTGCTGGACCAAAACGAGCGAGCCGGGTTTGGCTGCCCACCATTTCGGTGTTGATCGCCTTTAGCTCGCGACTAAAAGTGGTCCGTGCCTCACGCATGTTGCGCTCAATGCTTTCGACTGCACGGTCGAAACCTTGGGTGCCGGCAGTGAACTGATATGCAATATTACGATCCATAGTAAGGCCTCAACGCGCAGGCAAAAAAAGCCTCACTAAAGCGAGACTATCAGTGGCGTACTAACTGTTAGTTCTACCTATTGGCGCTCACCTCGGCAGTGCTTTCATTACTAAACCCGAAATGAGAACGAGCAGAACTTCGACAAAATCTAACGATAGCTAGCATTAGTCAGCGCTCTCGTTAAATTGTCAGACGAGCCTCGAATGCAATTTTATGCAACACGCAAACAATTCAAGACCGACCTAGAACGTGAGTATCAAGCGCTAGACTCAGACTGGAGCGAGATGAATGTTCACAACCAAGCTAAAGCGTATGCATGACTTAGATCTGCCAGCATATTTTGAGTTCTCCGGCATGCCTTGTCGCGGAAGAATAGTAGCGGTGATCAACGAAGACGTTTTAGTTGAGATTGAGCATAACGATAAGATCGTGTTTTTGGCTAAGCACATAACTTCTATCGAATTCATCAAGCCCACTACTATCCTAGGTTAACTACTCTGCCTAGTGGAAAAAGCGTCTAGCGCGTGGCGTAGATGTTCGGGTAACTCATCACGCAGATCATCGGCTAGCCCTTCAATGGCGTTTGCGAGATCGGGCGCGGGGGTCGTTTCACTAACCGACTTGTAACCCATATAGCCAGCAACCAAGATATGAACCGGTGGACGGGCACGCCAGTAATCGGTCATATGGCCTACCATGACCATGTCCCAATCACGCCGCAGCGTAACTGGGCTTTGGCCTGTACTGGCGATCAGGTGAGCGTAGAGTTGGCCCCAGTCGAAGGGGCCTGGCCTTCCCCCGGTGCCGGCTCCATGACTTCCAGGCCCGAAGCGCTCATGACCGCATCCAACGCGTCACGCATGTTGCGAAGGTCCAGCAGCGCTGCCACCTCTGCGCGCTCGATGTCGGGGTAGTTACGACGCAATGCCGCGTGCGTGGCATCGATCACCGTTGCGATACTGTCCCGGTCCATGTTGCCGGCCATCACCGCGTTGATCCGCTCCAGCAGCTGCTCCAGATCCCCCAGCGCCAGGGGTGGGATGACGAGCGTTTTCCCTGGAAACGGGAACGATACGCCGGGGACATTCACGACCGTCATTCGTTGGCACTCCAGTAGCACACCTCACCGAACTCATCCGCGTAGCCGGTGAATTCAAAGTCCGGGATGGTGTAGTCGTCCTGTTTGGTGGCGATCCCCAGCTTGTTGCTGACAAAATTCGGCACACGCACGTACACAGTCTTGCCCTTGTATTTCAGGACCAGCTCGCCCTGGAACACCGGCATGTCACCCATGGGCAGGTTTTTCACCGACAGGCTTTTACCCGTCGTAACGGTGTAGCGGTAATCAATGAACACCGACTTGGCCACGTCTGCAGCGGCAAATGCATATTCCCCCGTGGCGGCATCAAAGGTGTACTGCCCAACTGCCGGCGCGCTCAGTACCCGTACGTACGGGATCGCCCCGGCGCCCCGTACCCCAAGATCACCAGAGAGCGTCCCGCCCGCTGGAGGCTCCACGGTGATGGTGGCCCCTGCCGGCACCACTGTGGGCTCCGTGGAGTGATGAACTAACACCTGGCCGGTGGTCAGGGTCTGCCCGAACACCAACTGATTCCACTGCAGCAGGCTGATCTGTGCGGACTTGGCCTTGCCCGTCAGCTTGCCCTGGCCCCGTGCCGCGTCGACCGCAAACTGCTCGCTGCCGAACAATTCCTTGGAATCAAACGACAGATCCACCGATGCTTCTTGCATGATGCCCAACAGGATGGGAGTCGGCGCGGAAATGGCATTGCCATAGGCGTCCATCAGCGGAGTGGCGTAAAACAACCCGCTGCCGAATGCGATTTGCATAATGTGTTCCTCAGTAAAAGGTAGGTCCGGCCGTCAGGTCGCCGGTGTTGCACAGGTAGGTGAAGCGGTAACGCACCATGCAGTTGCCGGCGGTGTTGTCGCCCTCGTCTTCAATCCAGTCGATGTAGAAGCGCTGCACCCGATCCGCCTCCTCAAAGGCGTCCTCTGCCATCAGGACCGCATGCACGGCAACCTTGACCAAGTCGGCGACCTGATCCCAGGCAGAACCTGTGACCGTGTCCTCCCGGGCGATGATTTCCACCGTCAGCTCGAACTGGTTGCGATCCACTGCAGCGCTTTCGCGCTCACACGTTTCAAGGTCAGGGCGCAGCACGATCGCCGGCGTCATGTCCCGTTTGATCGCCTCAGTACGACTGCGGTACACCCGGTCTGCCGCCAAGGTAGCGGCGGCTAAAATCAGCGCCTGCGCCTTTGCGACGATGCGTTCTTGAATCGAGGGCATGAGGGTTAAACCTTGGTGAGGGAGGCCAGGCTAAAGGCGCCGTCATCGATCATCCGGCGGTCACGGACGCGAAAATTCACACCGGCGACGGTGATCAGTTTGGGGTTGTCGATGCCCAGGCGCTCGGCCTCGGCGGTGATGATAAGGACCTCGTAGCCGGTGGACTGGCTGTTGGTGCCACCCATACCGTGGATCTCGTCCGGCATATCCCGCGCGGCCAGAAACGGCTGGCCATCAACCATCCCGCCGACGTCGAAGTCCTCAAGGAAGCCCCTGAGATCTTCGTCAAGCATCGGGGCTCACCTTGACGGGCTTGCGTCCGCCCTCACCTGCAGCGGAAGGTGCCGGTGCTGGCTCGACCACCAACGCTTCCAACTGGTGGCGAAAGCGCTGGGCCACGTCATCAGGCAACTCGATCACGCCCCCCGGACCGGTCAGTTTGTCATCTGGCCCGCGAAAGGAGCCGGATAGCACCGTGTAGGATTTATTCGGCATTACGCTCTCCTGCGACCTTGTCCAGTTTCGACAACCGCTGCCCCAATGCCTTGTCCGGTTCGCCGGGGATCACAATCACTTCCCCGGCTTTGAACTGAACAGGCGACACAATGGTGTAGCGGCCCTTCTTGTTTGCGACCGGCTCCAGGTTGTGCGCACGCGCACTGGCCTGGGCCGCATTCAGGATCAGTTCACCGCCATAAAGGGTGATCGTCTGTTCCACACGGTATTTCGGCATATCAATGCCCTCAGTGAGGTGTCAGGCCGAAAGGCTTACGCCACCAGTTGGTTAAGAACGGCGTACTGCCATCGCCCAAAACCCACATTGCGCCAGGTGTCGACACCGTATTGATGGGCATCGTTGTCGAACTCGAACTCCGAGCCTTCGGCCTTGGCCTTCATGGCCACGTCGGTCTCTTGCTGACGGATGAACGCTTTCAATCGACCGTCCGTGCGGAAGGTCACGAACTTGTCGACCCAGGCGTTGAGGCGCACGTTACCCACCACGCGGACAACCACGTTGTCCGGCATGACAATCTCGCTGATGTTGGTACCGCGCGGCACGCTGAGCGCCGTCTGCGCAACGCTCAGCAGGTTGAACGGCACCATCACCAGAAACTCGCGTGCCAGTTCGTTGATGGGTTCGCCCTGGTCATCCTTGAAGCTGGTCAACTGGGTGACCGACCGGGCAACTGCCTGCTGAAACTCCTCAACGCTCGGACGACTGGGCGTCCCGTGAAGTGTTGCTGGCAGTTCGGAGATGTCGGTGGTGATCTTGTTGGACTGTACGCCGCTCTGGCCTTCTTCGTGGTCGGTATCGAAGAAGTACTGGCCGTCATAGCAGGTCTGGCTTTCACCGTTGAGCAACAGCACCGACAGCAGTCGCGCCCAGTGCGCGTTGGTGCGATCGGCCAGTTCGCCCAGGCGGATGCGCAACTGTCCAGTTTTGTCGCGGCGCAGCTCGGTGACCAGCACTTCGAGGGTGGCCTCAAAATGCAGGTTTTCGATTTCGAGATCAGCGCTGATAAAGCCCTTGGCGTGACGCCCGCCAATCCACTCACGCAAGGTCGGCACCATGCCGATCCATGGATAGGTTTCTTTGGCCTGGTCGGAGTCGAACAGGTTGGACACGGCGTCGATCCAGTTCGACCCCACATTCTGCTCGAGCAGTTCGTAAAACATGCCGATGATGGCACGGCTGGAAAGTACTTCAGCACCCATGGGTGATTCTCCTGAAGAAGGATACGGTCAGAGAAAAGTTTGAAAAAACGGGTTGAGTGATGCGTCAGGCCGCTACGGGGATGGCCTGGGCGGTGAACTTGACGATGCCGACGCCGGTGCGCACGAAACGGTGAACATGCCCGATCAGGCTGTTACCGGCGGCGGTGAGCAGAAACGTGCCGCTGTCGCTGGCATACACCGGCTTACCGATGTCGGTGATCGCCAGCGCAGTGACGGGCAGTTCAACTTTGCCCTCTTCGCGAAGACGCACACGCGCTGCAGCAGCGGCACCGATTCGATTGTCGACGCCGCGATCGGCGAAGCCCACGAATAGATCCCCTGCCGCCAGAGGTCGCGCAAGGCCGTTAGCCGCGACAACGCCAACCGCCGAGCCTTCGAAAATCTGCACGCCGGCCGCAACGGACAAATCGTTAATTTCCCCGATCTCGTAAGCGCGGGGGGTATCGAGTGTATTAGGCATAGGATTCTCCAGAGCCATGGGTGGAAAGGGGTTACCCGGTACTTACTTTTTCAGAACCTTGACCAGGCCCCGCTCGGTGGCCTTGCGGTAGCCGTGATAGGCCTCGAAGGTGCCAAACTCGGCGCGCAGCTCCTTGTCGCCGTCCCAGGTCGCCTTGGCGCGTTCCTCTAGCGGAGCCTCTGGATCCTCCTTCACCGCCTCAGGGGCTGCCGGCGGCGTCAGCACGTTGGGCACCGGCGCAGGCGCCTGGGTACGAATGTCGACCAGAGCACCGGCGCGTTTGGTTTTTTCGGCGCCGATAACCTGCGCCGCCGCTTCGGCACCGGTGGTTTTGCCGTCGAACTTGAGCGTGGCAATCAGCTCTTCGTGTCCGGGCAGTGCGGCGGCTTCCACCGCCTGGATGCGTTCGCACTCGGCGCGGGCGCCGGCAGCTGCACCAGCGGCGTGCGCGTCATGTTCCAGGCTGGCCAGCAGCTCGGCATGATTCGCGGCCAGGTATTCGCGGTTGATAACGGGTTTGTCTGCAGTCGGCGCGGGGGCGTTACTGTTGGTGGTGGTGGACATAGGTTTTTCTCCAGAAGAACTGCTGTTGAACTCGGCGATGAGTTGTTCAAGGGTGGATTCACGGTCAGCCATGCCCAGTGCCACGGCATCGGAGCCAATGCGCATATCGCCCTGGCCGAAATCGGCCAAAACGGTTTCAACAGTGAAACCGCGATAATTGGCGACGTCCTCGACAAAGATGTCAGTCAGCCTGTCAACATGGGCCTGGGCCACCGCCCGCCCTGACTCGGTACCGAAGTCAGGACGCTTTTTCGGGCTCTGGCTGCTGACGATCTCAAAATTGCCGTCGTCGTCGCTTTTGCGCACCGTCAGCACCGTGCCGATGGAGCCCACTGCGCCGGTGCGGCTCATGACGATTTCATGGGCTGCTGCGGCTATCCAGTAGCCAGCGCTGGCCGCGTTACCGGACACATATGCAACCACCCGCTTGGGCGAGGCGCGGATCATCTGGCCGAATTCAGCGATGCCGCTGGCAATCCCACCCGGGGTGTCCATTACCAGGATGATGGTGTCGGTGCGCGGATCGTCGACGGCGGTGGTGAACTCCTTGGCCAGCACATCCAGCGACGTCGCACCGGACAGCGCCGTAAACAGGTTGGCGTAGCGGAACACCGGGCCGGTGACGGGCAGCAATGCCACATTGCCGCGCTGGGTCACCGCGCGGCTGTTCTGCAAGGGTTTGCCCTGCCTGGCCTCCAAGGCTTCCGGGCCTTCATGCTCCCGGCGGGCGATGGCGGTGATGGTCTGCAGCATGTCCGGGGTGATGGCCCAGGGCTCACGTGATACCAGGTCGAACGCCGTCACCCGGTGCACGGGAGGTGCATCGGTTGCTTTGTCGCTCATAGTTAGGTCCGTTCAGGAAGATCAGGATTGGCCGCAGGCTCATCCTCGGGGCGAGCCGTTGGTGACACGGATAGGCCGTCATCACGCCTACGCTTCACTTCAAGCGCACGCTGTTCGTGGTTCTCTTCCCAATCGCTGCCGTCGTAAAGCATGGATTCCTTGGCGAGGGTGCTGACGCCAATATCGATGCGCTTTTCGGCAGCATTGATGTCTTTGAGAGGATCAACGGTGCCAGGACCATCACCCACCCACAGCGACCCGCTGTACGCATAGCGCAGCAACGGGTGGTCGAAAAACCCGGGAGCCTCGATGTCTCCCTGCGCCACCGCCTCTTCAAGCCAATGCTCGTAAACGGGCTGGCAGAAATGTTGACCCAAAAAATCTCGGCAACCGCGAACGAATTGCCAAGCCTCCATCACCGCAGCACGGGCGGCGGTGTAACTGGCGGTAAAGTGCTTGATCAGCACCTCATAAGGCAGCTCCAGGGCCATGCCAATCTGCCGGAGCATGGCGAGCACGAACGGATCGAATGCCATGTTCGGGCGACCAGGTGATGCGGTATCGATCGACGCACCGTCGTCCAGCTCGGCGACAATGCCGCCACTGAGTGAGCCGTCCCAACCGCCCTGGTCCCGCCCGGCGGGTTTATCACCACCGACAGGGGTGTTGCCGGTAACGGCCGATGCCAGAGGGCTCAGATTGCCGCCCTGCCCCGGCTTGATGAACACGGCGAAGAACGCAGACACCACCGCCGCTTCCAGCTCGGCATCGGTGTAGCGGTCCAATTGCTTGAGCTTTTCGATCACCGGCGCCAAGTACGGCACACCGCGTGGCTGGCCCACCCGACGCCGCCGGTACACATGCAGCAGCACCCGACCGCCGCGCTCGTTGAAGAACGGGCGGTCATCCCAAACGCGCTCTTTAACGCCCAGCGCCCCCGGGTGGCTGCGCAAAATATGAGCCTTGATCGGTGCACCATCGGTGTCACGCTCAATGCCGGCCGTGAGCGCTTCCGTGTCGGCCTTGTTGCTAGGGTTACAAACCCGGTCGGCCTCAATCAGCTGGATACACGCCGAGTAGTGCTGGCCGGGTTGTTCTTTGTGCGTGAGCAACGTAAACACGTCACCGCTGCTCAGCACCGATCGCCAGGTCAGATCCTGCAGACCATAGAAATTCTGCTCGCGGGTGATGTCGCAGCTGGTGGTTTCCGCCCAGGACTTGAACAGCGATTCCGTTTTGCGCTGCCACTCCCTGGCCTGGTCTTCGTTCCAGCCCAAAATCGAGCGATTGACCACTGACTTGAGTGCCAAGCCGGTGCCTACCGTTTTAGTCGTCACCGTATTGATCGCACCGCCCCCGATGGGGTTGTTGCGTTCTAGATCTCGGCAGCGTTCGCGAAGCGTGGGCAAATCGGGCAGCAGATCTGCCGCCGCACTGCCTGCCGTCGGGGTCCAGGCGCTCAGCGAACGCTTGGCCTTCGACGCGCCGCTGTAACCGCCCAAGGCAGTCATGGTCAGCCGGGCGTGCATGCGCTTGGCGCCGCGCTCGGGGCTTAGCCAAGTGATGGCCTTATCCAGCAGCGTCGGCTCTGGCACTTTCGGCGCGCGGCTCATCGCGGCGTAATCCCACGCAGGACGATCCCCCGAGGGCGACCGCTCTCCAGGCGATCAACTTGCTGTTGCCAGTAGTCGATCGTCTTGGTGATTTCGGCAAGATCGGCGTATTCCAGTTGCCGGGTGCCGATACGGTAGCTCTGCTTTTGGCTGACCTTCATGCTCGCATCGAGCCAGGCTTGCAGCTGGCCCTGCGCTTGTTCCAGGGTGATAGCCATGAATTAATTCCTGCGTTGGGAGAGCACGCGCATTGCACTACGGCGCCCAGAAACAACTCTCCCGCCAGAGGGCGGGAGATCGGGTGGTTCGACTGGTGGTGCGGGGGCCGGACTGGTCCCGTCCGTTTCTGAATCGGGATCTGGCTCGGATTGATCCGGCTCGGGCGGGTCAAACAACGCACCTTGCCGGATCTGTGCATCGAGCCCAGCCCAGTCATGCTCGCGCATTAAGTGCGTTTTCAGGGAGCGGGCCGCGTGCAACGCATACGTCTCGCAGTCGGTACCTTCGTTCGGTTGGCCGGCCTTTTTCTGCCAGACCTTGCGGTAGTGGTGACGCCGGCTGGGCGCCTTCACTTCGGCGGTGATTTGCCGGAAATAATCCGGGCGCACCGTTTTGTAAAAGTGCATCCGACCAGGGCCATCACCGGTCAATGGCAGCCGGCCCTCAATCCACAGATCCTTGGCCCGCGAGGTACCGACAATGTAAGGGCGCAGACCGTACTTCGAGGCCTTTTGCTCTTTGTCCGTATCCACACCTTGCCGAGGCGCACTGAAGATCTCCATTCGTTCATCGGCACGGGTATCGCCACGCTCGCTCGCGCCCTTGATCGCCATCACACCGTTGCGCTGATGCTTACGACAGAACGCATACGCCGCGTCTTGGGTGATGGTGCCGTCCGAGGTATCCAGCGAAGTAGCCATCACCCTCAGTTTGGCACCGCAGGCATGTGGAATCGGCGCAAACAGCAACTTTTCCAGATCCAGCCAGACGCCCAGGTTAGGCAGTACCACCTCGCCGTAAATCTCGCCCCAGTAGATCAGCCAGGATTCCTCGCCTCGGCCCCAGGCCCGCATCACCACCGCCAGGCGATCGTGCTGCACGTCGACACCGGCGGTGATCACCAGGCCCCCCATGGGCACAAACATTTCCGGGTAGTCCTCCGCTCGCTCAGCCAGTTTATCGGCCTCAGGCAGATCGGATTTGTACTCGTAGGCACGGCCTTGTTTCTGGTTAACGAACTTGATCAACACCGATAGGTCGCCCAGCGATGCGCGGTGTTCTGCATTGAGTTTCTCGCGAACAATTTCGGCCAGGTGGGTCCCGGGCAAACATGCGTAGAGTTCGTTGAGTTCAATGAATCCAGCGCGCCCGAAAAAAGGTTTGGTCGGCACCCAACCGCAATAAGGATCGCCCGCGTCAATTGCATTGAACACCGTGTTGCGGATGTTTTCTTTTCGCTGGTAATCGTCCCAAATATCGCCACAGTGCGGGCAGGCGTAGCCAGCCGTTTCCGGATCCGCACGCCCGTAAATCTCGTGGGGCTGTGCCTCCTCTGGAATATCGAGCCACCGAATGTGGGCAAAGTCCAATACGTGAGCCTGGCCGCAGGCATGGCAGATGATCGGCAGTACCCGGCAGTCGGTAAGCGCCAACCGCGCCTCGGTCTTGCTCGCGCCCTTGATAGCAGGCGTCCCACCCACCAACATTTTTGAACCGGGATAACGCTTACCGCGCTCCTCCAGCAGGGCGACCGCATCCCCCTGCCCCTTAACGTCGTCGCTGGTGTCGTCCGGTTCTTCCACCACTGACAAACCCACCGATGACGTGGATTTGACGTTACCGGGAGAGTTCGATGCCACCAATTTAAGAAACCCGCCGGGAAAATTCTTGTGGTCCCAGCGGTTGCCAGCGGTTTTACTGGTATTGACCGGCATCAACTTCGCTACTTTTTTGTTGACGTTGACGCCGAAGAAGATCTTTTCATCGTGAAAGTTTTTGCCATCTTTTTCCCTGGGAAACAGGACCAAGATCGGACGCGGCAGGTGCTGAATCACTTTGAAAAGAAAGCCTATCAGGAACCAGGTCCAGCCGATCTGTGCGGCTTTCATCAGATCCACTTCACGGACTTTTGGATCGTCCAGAGCAGCGGCAACGCCAAGAAAGTAAGGTGTGTATTGGAAATCATAGAGGCCGCGCAACACTGCACCCTCAGCAGGTAAGTGAAATTCGGTACTCAGATACTGCGCCGTCGGGATGTCACGCGGCGGGCTGAACCTCGTCGCTGCTGCCAACAAGCTGCGTGCCAAGGTTTTGCGCATAGCCTGCAATTCGCTCGAGTGTAGGTCCAACAATTTTGTTTACCCCTGCTCGATCTACCGTGACTTTCAGCACGTTGTCGATGTCCTGTATGAGTCGCTCAATACAGCCCAGATATTCAAGATTGGCGTAACTGGCCCAATCGGCCAGCACCTGTTCAGCATCATCTGCCGGGATCAATGTGCGCAACTTTTCGTGATACACCAGCCGCCCATTTGCCGCCTTCATTTCCAGGTCATCAATGCGCGCCTTGTTGAGCCGTTCAAGTTGGCTGCCCCCGCGCCCAGCGGCTTTTTCGCGCAAATCACGGATATAGGCGGTACGAATATCGGCAAGGCTTACGGCTTGCCAGTCCAGGTTCAACCGCTTGAGCACATCACGCGCCGCCCGCTCACTCATATCCAGGTGCTCGGCGATTTCAAGTTGGGTCGGCATTGGTCTGGTCCTGTTACTCAAGGGGAAGCGGAACCCCCTATGTCGGGTTGAATCTGCAAAAAAGTCGGGGTTCGAATTACCCCAATGGCCCCGCGGCCTGGAAGGACCCATTGATTTTGGGTCGCAGGTCGACCTGTCAAGCCAAAACCCCGACAAATCATTGAAAAATCGCCACTTTTTTAGGAGAAATGCACGAAGCCGACAAGAGGTCAGCCTCGCTCCATCTCCCGTGCCAGGGCACGTCGGAACAGCGGCTCGAACTCGGCCTCGGCGACGCGATTGGCTACCCCGTAGAAGTCAAAGCGCCGCTGATACGTCGGGCGCTTGACGAAGATCAGGATGGGCCGTGCCCCGCTGCCGATCCGCTGCCAGATACCCAAAGGGCCGGTGCCGGTGCCAGGCCGACCCACGAAATAGTCCGGTGCGTTGCGGTTGCGGCGTCGGCTGCGCTGAGTGCGGTTGGCCATGAAGCCCGACACCCGCTCAGCTGCTCCGAGTGCAGACAGGATCTGCACGATCTGGCCGCGACTGATGTTGCCGTTGCCATCCATCCTGGCACGCCGACCAGGGACGGCATACATGTCCGCTGGCATCAAGCCGTAGTGGATCAGCGCTTTCTCAAATCGCTTATGTGGCCGGTTGCCACCGTCAATGTGGACCGGCAAGTACTTGGACGCGGGCACACCCGAGCTGGCTTCGTCCTTGATCCACACACGGGCAAACAGGCGGCTGGTCGTGGCACTGCGCTTGAAGACCGAGTTGAGCGTCCACCGTGTGGGCCTATCGAACACTCGCTCAAGCTCGGCCTTCTCAGCTGCCTGGACGCGTTCGGCGGTGAAGGTCAGCGCTTTGGCAGCAGCTATTGGCACCTTCGACTTGCTGAGCCCACGCATCTCCCTGACGATCTTGTCGATGTTGTCACGCATCTCAAGTCGCATCATGGTCATTGCCTCTGGATGGTTATGGTCCAGCTTCACCGTTGGCTTGTGCTTCACGCAGCCCCAGGCGCTTGGCCGCCCAGCGCTCGTACAGCCCGATCGCTACGTCTGCGCCTGCCATGGCGGTGAGGCATCCCAGTGCGCCCGAGGTCCAGATCGACATGCCTGCCGCATACAGCAGCATGATGGCCGACACTCCGCACACCACGCAGGCACCGGACCGAAGGGCCAATCGGCGGATCAATGCCCAGCCACGCGTCCCTTCCTTGTCCGCTCGCCACATCTCGCCCGACACACCGCCCACCAGGGCCAGGACGATCACTAACCAGATCGGCATTTCTGCCAGCGCTTGCTGTTCGTTCGTCATTGGCCTACTCCGTAAACGAAAAAGCCCTGCGCTAGGCAGGGCTCAAAAACGTTGTTGTCTAGTGGATGGGGAGTTCACTGCTACGCGAACTCAACCTTCTGCTTCTGTCGAGATAGTTATATCCCGCATTGGTGACGCGCTGGATACGTATATCCGGAGCTTCCCCTTCAACATTGATACAACCCAAATCTACAAGCAGCTCGATATGGCCATCCACGACTACACCGGACCAATGGACACACTCGGCGCTGGAGAATTTGCTGCGAATATCCTTGCCCGATAAATCGAGCTTCCAGTCATCGGAGTCCTTGATGCAGACGTCTAAGATTTTCACCAACAGCCTCTGATCTCGTTCCATTTCTCAGTTCCAAAGGAAAAATTGTCTGTACGAAGTAGTACGTCTGAGGAGAAATGAAAAAACCCGGCGCAAAGGCCGGGTTTTTGGTGAGATCGCTGTTTGCGTACCTCTTTGAACATGACTGATTTATACCCCTCCAGTCCGGTGGCAGCAAGAGCTCAGCGCTGCCACCCTTCAATCAACGGCAATACACCAGCAATCAACGGACATATAACGTTACTGGCTCTAGCGCCGCAGGCATGGACCCTCCTGTCCCACTGATTTCAAGAGAGGCGCGACGTCTGAAACACCGATAAATCAAAGCGGCGCCCCTCCGTCCTACTATTTATTACTTTTTCCATGTAAAGGGAGAATTAATAAACGCTGCGCGTACGCGCGCGCGTATGTGGGTGTGTGCGTCACATGCGGGAAAGATGCAAAAACGGTGGGACGGTGGGCCATCATCAATTAACACGCGGCGCGCAGTTGACCCACCCGCCAAAACACTAGCAGGCCGCACAGGGACGCGCCGCGCCATCAAGCTACGCGCTCCAGCAGCATGCCTGCGATCTCCAGATGTGCCGAGTGTAAGCGCGCATAGAACTGCGTTCGACCACACCCGCAGTGCGCCCATTTCTGGCGTTCTACGCTTTCACGGTTCAGGTAATGCTCTTGCACCACTTGGGCCAGATGCCAGGACAGACGCTTGTTTACGATCACCTCAATGTCTGCACTCCATGGCAGCAGAATCTTCGAACCGCCGCGTGTGCCTCGAATCAATTCCCCCCGGCAATCGATCAATTGACCCAACATACTGTTGGCAGATCCGTCAGGGCCACCGCCACCGTGCATGTCGAGCGCCCACAATTTCAACATCTCATCCATTTCCGGGATCAAAATGCGGTCTCCTGCCTGGGTACCGCCGACCCTCGCTTCCACTCCGGCGGTTTCACATACTCATAGCTGCGCACACCACGCACACAGTTACCCTTGCGCCGGCGGGGCCAATTCATCCGATGCATAATCTTGCCGATGCGCATTTGCTCGGGTCTACCCCAGTGGCTTGGATCGATGTTAAGCGCATGCTCAAGCAAGTGCGCGCCTGTCACCGTATCGCCAATATGCTTGTCGGCCAGGTAGCCGACCACAAGGTCTTCCCACATATCGGCCTGATAACGCTGATCCTGCTCAGCGGCAAAAACATCAGCCTCATCGCGCTCCACCCACCATATGTCACCCGCGCGAAAACAGGCTAACGCTTCGGCCCAGAGTTGATCACGGTCGGCTCGCAAGCCCTCAAGATCCACTTTGGTACACATCACCGGCCAGTAACGGCGGTTGCCCGTATCGTCCTTCAGGTACTCATCCTGGTTGGTCGTGCCGATAAAAACGCTCTGCCGGGGAACATCCAGCATCCGCCGGCCATAGCTCTCGCGGTAGGTATCGATGGGCGATGAGACAAATTGCTTGGCCTTGGTCGACTCTGCCTTGTTCAGTGAGTCCAGCTCGGCCATCTCCACAATCCACTTGCCCCGGATCGCCTGATAGGCGTCTTTGCTGCTCAGATCAAATGACGTATCCATGAACCACTCGCCGCCCAATACCCGCGCAGCGGTGGATTTCCCCTCGCCCTGCGAGCCTTCCAAAATCAACATTGAGTCAGCCTTGCAGCCAGGCCGACACACGCGTGCCACCGCAGAAATCAGCCATCGTTTGCCCACCTTGCGGGTGTACGAACTATCCATAACACCCAGCCGATCCTGCAACCAACGCTCAAGGCGTCGCACGCCATCCCACTCAAGGCTTTCTAGATACTCACGCACCGGGTGGTAGGCGTTGTCATTCGCCACCGCACTTACAGCCTCAACAACGTGGGCAGTTTTCACCCGTAGCCCGTAAACATCAGCAAGCCACAGTGCTACCCGGATGTCGTCAAGATCGGTCCAGTCCCCCTTACCCCCGCCATACGGAGGCGTGCGCAACTTGCGCGTCTTTGAACTGAACGAATCCCAGGCGATTACTCCGGCCCAGCGTTTATCGTTACCCAGAATCAATGCCACGTTGAACGGGTGTACGATCAATCCTCCTTTTTCAGAGTACTGCAGCTTCTCACGCCACCCCTCATCGGTAGAAGGTCGAACCACCGCCAACACCTGGCGACGCACCGTGTCCATGCCCTCAGCACAGTGCAAGTCGTTAAAGTCCGTCCAGCCGTCTTCCCGGTCGTTGTCGAATACCGGCATAACCACCTGCCCACCGACCACAACCGACGCATTGCCAGCCTTGATTACCCCCGCGTTATACGGGTGCCCATTCACTACAGTCTTCCAATCATCATCTGCGCAAAACACCAGCTGCCGGCCGGGATACTTTGTGCGCATGGCTTGTGCCACCGGCAGCAGGTTGCCGGCATCAAAGCAAATGCACACCGTCAGTGAGGTCGCCATGTGCAGGCTGGCGCCGGTCGCGTATCCCTCAGCGATCAAAATCACATCGCCCGGTTCGGGCTCTGGGCCGATCAGGTGAAATGAGCCTTCCTTCGCCAAACCGTACGGCCAGTAGGTTTTGTTCCGACCCGTAGCAGCCTGCTTTTCCGGGTACAACACTTGTAGCCCGACAATATCGCCTTTCACATTGCGCATCGGCACGAAAGCAGTACCGCTCTTCGCCTTGTAACGCAGACCAATACCGACTACCCGCTTGGTATCCAAGTAACGCGAACCACCCTTTTCAGATAGGTGTTTCCACATACCAGCAGCGCGCCGGGCGGCAGTGCGGTGCTTTCGGTGCTCAGCCAAGGCGGCCTTGCGCTGACCCTCCTCGGCCCTGGCGCGCATCACTGCTCGATCTTCAGCGCTTAGCCGCCCGCCCTTAGGCTTGATCTTCTGCCAGCTGCCTTTTTCACCCTGACGCCAATCGCCAAACGCGCCGCAATACAGTGTTTTTCCATCCCCCGTCAGATGCTCATAGATCACATACCAACCCGTTTTCTCCGGGGCCTTGTCACCGTCGCACTCGCAACGCGTTCGCTTACCAATCACCAATGGGGTTTCTGGTTTAAGCCCGTAGTCCTGCAACTGGGCCAACACATCATCGAGTAGTTCGTGATTGGTCATGCCCGTACCCCACGCTGGTCTGCCAGCTCCTGGCAGTCAGTGCAGCGCGTGCAGCCGCGATCAAGCATTGCCAACCGCCGAGCCTCTAGGATGACATCCCCGCAGTCCACGCACTCGAGCGTACATTGACCTGGATTGGCAATAGGTCGGGCGGCCATGGCCACTGCGAGATTAAGAGCAATGACGTTATCAGCAACATCTGCGTTGTCAGACATAGGTCAGATCCTCCGCATGCATCTTGCGGAGTACCGCGCGCAACTTGAACACAGCCTGCACCATGCGCTCGGCCAGCAGTTCAAACTCAGCCAGCTCGTCATCGTCCAATTTGTCATCGGACAATGAGGTCGATACATGCGTGGCTAACTCCCCCTCACGAGAAAGCAACTCGCCAATGCCTGCCATTAGCGACTGCGCCGTGTCGGTGTCGCTCAACTCAGAAACGTCGATTCCCACCCAGCCGATGGGATGCAGCAACGCATCTACAATGCGCGGATCGCGCGTGGCATCTAGCACCAATTCAAGATCGCCAATGTTAGGCGTGTGGCTGGTATTGGTCAGGCTCAGCTTATGATTGAGGGTGGTGGCGTTGCCGCCGTCGATAGCGGCAATGGCAGTGGCGCCGCCCGGATAATCACGTGCGGCGTGGAGCAAAGCTTGCGGTAGAGTCAACAGCGAACGCCGTGCGCGCTCATTGGAATTGAACTGTTTACGGTTCATGGCAAAACTCCAAAAACTCTGCCAGTGACCGCTGCATGCCTGTTTGGTACAGTTGTGCTGTGGTCACTCACAGGTGGTCGCATGCAGCCGGTTGCTCTGTGGTAGAAAACCCGGCTGCACCCCGATGGCAAGGCACACGCTCCGCATGTGCCCTTCCGTTGCAGCCTGCAGACCGTGGTGGGTTAGCAGGCAACCCAGGGCATCCGTGCCTTGAGGGGTGGTGGAACGGCGCGTTGTATTGGTTTGCTCCGCGCCGCTCTGCCTTTTACTTCGTTAAGCGGCCTGCTGGCTTGACGCTTTATCTGTCGCCCTGAGCTTTCCATCTGTAAGCACTTGAACCTGATACTGGCGTGACTGCGGCGGCTCAGAGCCCCATTGCGATACTGCAGCGGGGGAGACTTTCAGAGCCGCAGCCACTTTAGATTTCCCTCCGAAGAAGGCGATTACTTCTGTCGTGAGCATGGTGCTCTCCTGTTTGCCTGCCCAATACAGTAAGTAGACTTAACTTATTTGGCAAGCAAATGAAGGACTCCAAACAAAGTAAGCCTTAAGCTAGCTTAATGAATACTCCAGCAGAAAGAATCGCATACGCCATTTCCAAGTGCGGAAAGAAAGCCAGCGTCTTGGCCATAGAGTCCAACCTGAGTGCTGCCAGAATTAGCCAGTTAGCCCAGGGAGACGGGAGCCTCAAGGCTGAAAATCTTTTCCTATTCGCACGCGCTACCGGGTTCTCAGCACAGTGGCTTGCCGAAGGCATAGGGGACAAATATGACGCCGGCGCCCTCGAGGAGGGCCATGTGCTGATTCCCCAATTCACCGCCAAGGCGGGTGCAGGCCCGGGTCACACAAACCACCACATAGAAGACCTCGGCGGCCTAATGTTTAGGAGAGACTGGCTTACCCGAATGGGCTTGAAGGAAAAGAACCTCAAGGTCATCTACAGCACAGGAATGAGCATGTTCCCGACCATTGCTGATGATGATGTGCTGCTGATTGACGAAGGCCAGCGGGAGCCATTGAACGGCAGAATCTATGCAATTCAGCGCCCAGACGGAGACATCAGCATCAAGCGCTTAGTCCACACGCTCACCAACGGTTGGATCATTCGAAGCGACAACGAGGACAAACGCGCCTATCCGGATGAGAGCGCTACCGACACAAGCATTGGTCATCTACTCATCATCGGACGGGCCGTATGGCACGCTGGAGCCCTCTAGCTGTAGGTCTCTTAACAAAATAGATTAAGCAGTCTTGACTTAAAAAGTTAAGAGAACTTTAATTGCCTCACTCTCCCACCACAGAGCGAGGCAATCCCCATGCAAACCGCAACCTTGCACGTACTCCCAACGTGCCCACCCAGCCGTATTTTCGAGGTGCGCCGCCTAGCCGTAATCCACGGCTGCACCTTCGCACCCACCAAACGCAAAGCTGCCACCAGCCACATGCCAGCGCCCTTCAATCCAGATGATGGAGGGCGCGCAGCATGAGCAGACTGTCTCTCAATGCCGGTGCGTATATTCGCCTGCAGGCCCAGGTAACCCTTAGCGGCACCTTCAATCACACCCTTCACTCGCGTGATGGCGGCCAAACCGTAACGGCTAAGGTCGAGATCTATCAGTGCACCGCCGGCATCACAGTATTGGTGCAGATCTGCGGGACGCTCAATTCCGTCACCCTCGATAAGCACCGCAAAAACAACGCCACGCGTGTCGCTAGCTTCATTGAAGGTATCGCGAACGGCCTCAACCCTACCGGCGTGCCCGATGTAGATGAGCATGAGGCTGTCGGTGATATAGAGGCCATCCTACGTCTGGCAATTCGACGTGGGCGCGGCATTTACCATCTGATCGCTGACGAACTGGATCCCTCTGTACAGATCCAGCGCAACCCACGTGGCGGCTACATCGCCAAGCTTGAACTCGACGCCGCCGGATGCGTGCTCACCCTGCCCGCGGACAACCAGCGCGCCTACGCAATCTTGGCTGAAAACCTCAACCAATTCCTGCAGGGCTACCGCAATAGCCTCGCAGCCGCCGCGTGAGGTGTCGTCATGAGCCTATCCCTCAAACGCGTAGCGGAACGCCTAGGTTTGGGTCACCGCGAACTGATGAAACGCATGCGCGACAAAGGCTTGCTGGATCAACACAACCTGCCAACCAACCCTGCCTTGACCAAAGACTTTTTGGTCACCCGTGAGAGTCGCTGGTTTCACGAGAAGCATGGCATGCAATACAAGCGCACCACGCGCGTGACCGACATTGGTATTTCCTGGCTGGCCAGGCAGATCGGTATTGAGCGCCCAGCCCCACCCGCCGTGCCTGACCCGCGAGAAGTCGCGTAATGAGACAGCCTGAAGCATGGCCGCGCCAGTACGCCCGCCAGATCACGGCGATGCGAACCCGAGAGGAACGCATTGCCGCGCTGGCAGAAGTACCGGAGCACCTACGCGATCTGGTACGCACCCACGTTGAGATCGCCTGGAACCACCCCCGAGGGAACACACATGGACCGCAAGCTGATTGACACCCTACTGATCGAGCTGCTGAACCTGCCCGAAGAACGTCGTACGCCCGAAAAAATTCTGGCCAACCTCACACTGGCCGCCACAGCCGCCGGCGTTTCCCTCACCATCACCGGCGCACCGCTGCAAATGGAGCACCTACAACTAGCTGCAGCTCTCGACCAGCTCGTCATTGATCTCGGCCCCAACTACCGGGCGCGCGCCATGCTGCGCCTTGGCTACGGTATTGAGGGAGTTGAGCTAGGTGCCGTGCTGGAACCGCTAGACAGCACCTCTCCACTGCCGCGTTTCGTGGCGTTCGGCAACACAGCGCGCACAGCCCTGGCAGCTATAAACCGCGATATTCGAGCCAGTAACCAACCCCATGCCAAAGCAGCGCCGCACCGTAAGCCCGGAAAGCTGACGCTCGCCACGCTCAAGGCCCAAGTAGAAAAGGCGAATGCAGCATGACGGCCTCCGTACAGCGCGAACTGCGCCTACCGATAGCGCCCAGAAGTCAGACCGTTGACCTGTTGTACCGAACGCTCGGGGATCTGCTCGTACCCGTCGAACAGGTCCGTGAACGCTACTTCAGCAATCTCAACCAGGACAACTTCACTCGTGCACTGACAAGCGGCCGTGTAGCGCTACCCATCACCACTCTGGATACCAGCGCCAAGCGCCCCCGCTTTATCGACATCCGCCATCTGGCCATCTTCATTGATACGCAGGCCGATGCCGCAGACGAGGAGCTGACAAACGCTCAACCCCAGCCAGACGAGCGATGACTCTTTTACCGACACACTTCGATAACAGCCGCACCACCGCAACCGCTGCACCACCAGCTAAGCGGAACACAACAGAAGGAGCAAACCACATGACTGCATTTGAAATTTTCGCATTGATCAGCTTCGTAATTGCACTCGCCATTCTGTATTGGGTCGGGTACCGAGGCGGCTTAAAGGACGGCTGGAGCGAAGGCTACGACGACGGCCACGCTAAGGGCTACATCCAGGGCATTGAGGAGGGCGAGTCGTCGTCCGCAACTGCTCTCGAAAACGCCACACGGCGATGTGAGCGCCTGGAACTGATTTTGATCAGGGAACCCCAGGACCGTCAGATCCTGACGGCCATCGCGGGGAAACTCAAACTGGCCGCCGATTTCTTCCACGCCATCAAATCGGAAGGCCACGCGACTCAAGCACTCATGTTGCGCGACCACGCTTTGAGCATGGCCGACGAGTTGAATGCCTTCCGCCAGGAGGATGTGACATGAGCCGCGCCATCCCGATGCTGCGGCTGACGCCTCAAGCCGCTGGAACGCTACAACAGCAATACACAAAGGCGATTAAGGAACTGCACGACATAACTCGCCGCAACCGAGAGTTCGACCGTCAGTTGAGAGCGCTCATCGGCTACAACAGACTGCGCGATCTGCACAAAGCAACAGACGACGCCCTGCTGCTGGCCGACCTCGTGAAGGAGGCAGCATGAACTGGATCCTCACCCACACCGGCAAGCGTTTTGACCTCTTCGAACCTGACGCCGACATGATCGATCCACGGGATATTTCCCACTCACTGGCACACCTCTGCCGCTTCAACGGGCACACCCGCGAGTTCTACAGTGTGGCGCAACATAGCTGCATCGTCGCCGAGCTGGTACCGGAAGAACACAAGCTCGCTGCCTTGCTCCACGATGCGCCAGAGGCGTACCTAGGCGACATGACCAAGCCACTTAAGCAGTGGATACATGCATACCAAGACTTCGAAGACTGGGTTTGGCAACGCGTGTGCCAGCGCTTCGACATCGCTGCAGAACTTCCTGCTTGCGTTCACCAGGCCGACTTGATTGCGCTGGCCACCGAACGCCGCGACCTGATGCCAACCGATCTGGCTATCTGGGATTGCTTGGTAGGCATAGAACCCAGGACTGAAACCATTCGGCCATGGCCTGCCGCAGAAGCCCGACTCACCTACCACCAGCGCCTGATGGACCAACTCGCCATCGAACACCGGAGGAACGCGGCATGATGGAATTACAAAGTGAAACCCTCACCGACGAGGAGCTGGCCACCATCACCGGCTATCAGATTCCGTCCAAGCAGGTCCATTGGTTGACCGCAAACCACTGGGAGTTTGTTCTGACAGGCGCTCATCGTCCGATAGTAGGCCGCATTTATGCCAGACTGAAACTGTCAGGTGTCAAACCCTCCGCTGCCAATGTCGTGACTGAAACCTGGTCGCTCGATCTCGCAAATGTGAGCTGATTAATGCGCCAGAAAGGTACAGCCAATCGAGATCTGCCGCCCCGGATGATACGGCGCATTCGCAAGGGTAAGACTGGAAAGACTTGGACGTCGTATTACTACGACGGAAGGACTGCCGACGGGAAGCGGAAAGAAATCCCACTCGGTACAGACCTCGATCAGGCCAAAGTGGAGTGGGCCAGGCTGGAACGCAAGACACCACCCAAGCCCAATCATCTGATGAGCTATGTATTTGATCGCTACGAAAAGGAAATCATCCCGGGCAAGTCGATTCGTACCCAGTCCGACAACCGCAAAGAACTCAAGCAACTCAGGAGAGCATTTGAAAGCGCCCCCATCGAATCGATCACGCCTCAGGTAGTAGCCCAGTACCGTGACGCTAGGACAGCCAAGGTGAGAGCCAACCGTGAAATCGCCCTGCTCTCCCATGCATTTACCATTGCACGTGAATGGGGGCTGACGGACAAAGCAAACCCTTGCTTTGGCGTTCGCCGCAACAAGGAAAAGCCACGGGACTATTATGCCGGTGAAACCGTATGGAACGCGGTATACGCGCAAGCGGTACAGGAGCTCAAGGACGCGATGGATCTAGCCTACCTGACCGGCCAACGTCCCGCCGACGTGCTCAAGATTGCAGCCACCGACTTGAACAATGGCTTTTTGCTGATTGGTCAGGGCAAGACCGAAAAACGTCTCCGTCTTCGTTTGGAGGATGGCGGAATCCAATCCGGCCTGAGTAGCTTTATCGACGACCTGCAAGAACGCAGAGCCGTCAATGGAATTCGCACGTCAACCTTGATAACAAACGCTTCTGGACTTCGAATGAGCCATCAGATGCTGCGTAATCGATGGGACGATGCACGAGAGAAGGCAGCAATCAAAGCGTCAGCTGATGGTGATCCCGTGCTGGCAACGAGCATTCGTCAGTTTCAATTCAAGGACATCCGGCCCAAAGCTGCTAGCGAGATCGAGCTAACGCACGCGAGCCGCCTACTAGGTCACTCCACAGAGGAAATGACCAAGAAGGTATATCGGCGAGTAGGTGAAATTGTGAAGCCTACGAAATGACCCGTTGCTACTTGTACGATAGGCAGAAAACGGCCAAAAAGCAGTCATCTGGTTGTGTTGGAAAACTAAAGGATTGAAAAGCCCGAGCGGACGACCCACACTTCATTGATCTGGACATGCATCCAGCGTGGATAAAAAACCAGTATCAGAATTGGATTAAGGCATAGTAGCGTTACGCCTCTACTGTCCCGATCGGGTGAATGTACAACGGAGTAGGGAAATGGATTTTGCAAAACCTTTAAACGCAAGGTTATTGACGGTTGATCAGCTTCGCTGTTGGATGTAAATGTTGCGAGATCAACACCCACAACATTAAACATAGTGATTGCCTCATGCAACGCATATGAGTTAATACAATTTATCTGTCCGCAGGTGCTGAGATATGTCTGCTACATGGAAGAACTTAGAAGAATACGTTCGCGCGATCGCCTCACTAAAGTGGGGGGCACCTTGCAAAGCAGAACATATTGATGGGGTGGATTTTGATAGTGTTATTCGCATCTCCGATGATGAAGTTATCATTATAGAAGTAACTACTGAAAGAACCCTTCAAAAGGTGCGTGATGACCTCAACAAGATAAAACCTACGAAAATCAGATTAGCAGTTGAGGGTATAATCTGCCGAGCTTACATCGTATTAGAAGATGAGCCTACCCTCAGTATGATTGAAGCCGGCAAAAGCAGCCATATAAAGGTGTGTTCGGCCGATGAGTTTAGTAAAGATTTTTTTGATTTCGCTTCCTACGACACTTTGCGAAAAAGATCTCCTTTTGGAAGTGCCGTAGATTCAAAGACAGGTGCGAATGATCCTCGCGAATTCATTCATGTTCGGTATTCTGAAACAGATGGCTCAAAAAAATACACGGTAGAAAATATTGCCGCAAGTTTGCAGCGCGGTCAAAATATTGTACTGACCGGAGATTATGGGACTGGTAAAAGTCGGTGTGTACGTGAGGTATATGACTTACTAAGAACGCGAACAAGAGAATCAGGCGCTTACCCTCTGGCAATAAATCTACGAGATCACTGGAGCAGCTCAAGCGCGTTAGAGGTTATAGCAGGACACCTCGGCATTATCGGCATCGGTAGCTCTATAGATAATGTCATTCGACTCCTTAACTCTGGAAAACTCATCCTACTACTAGACGGGTTTGATGAGATCGGCACTCAAGTTCACGACGCGAGAGTTGAAGACAGAAAAAGCCTTCGACGAAGAGCAGTACAAGGCGTCCGCGATTTAATTACTCGTGGAAAAACGGGAATACTAATAACCGGCCGCTCTCATTTCTTCGATAGTAGCGAGGAAATGCTAGAAAGCCTCGGTTTATCTGATGGATCTAACACTGAGTGTATTGAGGCGCCGGAAGAGTTCTCAGAAGATGAAGGAAACAAATACCTACAAACAATCGGCATTAAGTCCCTTGTGCCTGAGTGGTTACCTCGGAAGCCGTTAGTTTTCCAGCTCCTCGTTGAGCTAGACCCGGCAGACGTTAGCATTATATTAAATCGCCAGCATGGTGAGTATGAATTCTGGGGTACCTTTATTCACGCAGTTTGTAGACGTGAGTCTAGTGGAGTGGGCGGTTCGATCGCCCCTCAAACAATTCACGCGATTCTTCATAGATTAGCGTCCGTTACCCGTTACTCAGTCACAGCCAATGGCCGACTTTCCCCTAGTGATATTGATACGGCCTACCAAGCGGTAGTAGGATCAGTTCCAGACCAAAGTGGTCGCCAACTCCTTTCAAGAATGTGCACCCTCGGCAGGATAGAGCCGGAGTCTCCTGATCGACATTTTCTTGATCTTAATGTTCTTGACATCCTTCGTGCGGAAGCACTTGTGGCAGACGTTATTAATATGAAGGATATACACGATCAAGTTCAATGGTGCCAATCACTTCGGCATCTTGGGGCATTTCATGCCGCACAAACAATTAGAGTTTTCGACCTGGAGCAGCATTGCTTTTCATATATAAGAAAAAATGGCAATAGCCGAAATACAAAAAAGCTTGGCGAAATAGTTTCAATACTAACAGTTTTTGGTGGAGATCCTTTGGATTTTCAGTCGCTTCAGTTGTCTGGTTCAGTCTTCCCAGTGTTAAATCTTAGTGCTCGAGTAATAAAAAATCTGGTAATCAAGGACTCCGAAATTGAACATTTATTCCTTGGGGGAACACCAATAACAGTACAAGATGGCGTGGTGATTGATGGATGCATTGTTTCACACGCACTTGGGGTTTCAGATTCACAAGGCTTTCCAGCCTGGGTTACAAACACTGAAGCTTTTAACTACGAGCGCATTTCCAATGCCTCAAGAATCAAAGAAAGCGTACTACCTCCAGCTCAAAAATTGTTTCTTTCTATAATTCATAAGATTTTTTTCCAGCCTGGTGGTGGAAGAGAAGAAGCATCTCTGCTAAAGGGTGGTTACGGCCAAAAGTTTAGCCCAAAACTAGTAGATTCTATTATCAAAATGCTTTTGCGGGACGGCCTTATAGATAGAGCCAAGGGAGATGATGGCTGGGTATATAAACCTATTCGTAGGTATACAGACAGAATGAATAAAATTCGTTCTGAGCTAACTCTTTCCGAAGATCCGATCTGGAAAGAAGCGTCTACCCTAAAGCAATAG